CCCAGATGGTACTGCGTGTTGTCTGGATTCAACCAGTCAACGGTATGTTCATCTACGCCCGTGGTCAAACCACGGAACAGACGACACCTGTCGTCTTGCGGCTCAGGGGTTCTGAGCGGGCTAGCGATTATGGTCCTTGCTTCGAAGTACTGGTAGCGGGTATTAAACCGCACCCAGGTCCTCCGTCGTAGGTTCCACGCCAGGGCTTCCTTAGCCCCGGCTTGGTCGCAGGTCCAGCCTCGTTCCCAAAAGGAACCACGGGTTATTCCCGCGGCCAATTGGAAGCCTAAAAAGGCCTCCACTTGTACCTCAAGGTACTCTGAGACTCGAATCATGTCCATGCGTCTCGCTCGCTTAGCGAGATCAATGAGCGCATAGGCATCCGACATACTGGTGAGGGTGAGGTTCTGTAGGCGAGCGATATCTAATCGCACGCCGTGGAACGCATCTACACCACAGGATTCTCTATAGAATCCCCTATGAAACGTCTTACCCAGGTTAGGTTTAAAGCCAACCTCTCTTAGACGCTCACAGACAGCCTCGCACATTTCAGAACGTACGAGGATGTCATCACCAAATACGAATACTTCCGAACGGTTTTGAGTCAGCCACTTAGTGACTGACCGATACCGAACGATTTCTTCGTATGTAACGCCCCGACTCACAAGGCACGCCGCAGCGGCGATTGCCCAGAACACAACGCTCTCCACTGGAAAACACATGGCTGACCCCATGGGGGCAAACATATGCAACCGTGTCGAGCCTGTCTTGTTGATCTTTACATGAGTTGCCCTAGACGCAGCAAGGAACGAACTCGTCTCTCTTCCGAAGAGAAAACGAACTAGCCCCCAGCTAACTAGGTCACTTGCATCCTTGAGATCTATGGTAGCGAACTCCCGAGTCTTTGAAGACTCGAGAGCCAACGCGCCGTTGTTCTCCTGCTTATCGAACTTAATCGATGTTTGGAGGTTTTCAGCCAGCAAATGCCGGTTGGTCCTCAGGACGCTCGAGGTTTCGATGCACCGTTCTAACTTGGATCGTTGCCCTTGCTGTATCCACATCAGCCCAACAGGCTGTGTGCAGATGACGCGCGGACCGCGACGGTCTTTCGGTACAATGCTCAGCTTGCAGATCGGATCCACAAACGTTGCCGTGGACGGGTTAAACCTATCCACAGTTGGCGTGAAGTACTCCGAGATTGGGTAGTATTTGTCTGTTATTCGACAGCAACTACCGTCCAGTTTCCTCCATTTGCTCGCACCAGCTCGTTTAGCGTCCGAAACAGCCCCAGGACCGTGAGACGGTTTAATGTCTCTCCAGTCCATGTTGGCAGTCAGGACGCCTATCATAAGCTTAGCGATTCGCAGAGTTTGACTCGCCTCATCCCTACGCCCAGCTAAAAGCTGGTAGTGGGAGAAGGAAAGCCTCTGGCATTCGAGATTTCTCTCGAGAAAGCCAGAGACTGCGCTTGCCCTTTGCGTTATCGTTACATCATGTGACTTACACTTATACGTGAACAGGCATAACTGCCTCAAGTCCTTGAGAACCGCCGGGTTGGCGGAGCGTAGGAACAGTGAGACAATATCCACTAGTTCAGTCGGTACTTGAGGTAAGGGAGTTATACTCCCGGAGCTCAGCCCGATAAGGAAGGTTTTAAGGCCCTCCTTCTGATCCGCCTCTGTTTCCAGATTGGCGGGTAATACCGATAGTACTGTCTCGGTACCCATCTCTTCGATGGTGACTAGCAGTCCTTTCCATAACCTCTCATAAAGAGAGGCCCTAGAAGCTTGCAGTGGCGGCACTAGGCCGTACTTGCTGCAAACGTCACGATGCAGGCGATCATATATTGCTTGTATATTCATAACAACGTACCAGTCCTTGACTGGTATCTAACAGT